TAGAAATATGGTTACACTGGAACAAGTACTGAAACTCGTTGAAAAGAAGGCCGAGTTGGGGGTCTTCGAAAAGATCGATTGGTGCGATCTAATAGATGAGAAAAAAGACGAGAAAAACACTAAAGATTTGGAGAAAAATTGACAAGTAGAATCAGCGGAGAGCTGCTTCGCCACAAAGTGGAGAATCAGAGAGAACATAGAAAGAAAGTTAAACAAAAAATTACGAATTATGAATAACAACATCACCCCCGAAATCAGAGAATTTAACAACAACGCTTATCTGTATCTGACCACTGAGCCTAAGCTCTTAGGACCCACCATTACCAAAGCACAGCTGTTACGCGCTATGACTCATATCGCAAAGTTGTATCAAACAACTGTTAATAATGAAAGTGGAGTCCTGGATTGGTTGGATAGCGCTGCCCAGGAGATACTAGCGGTCATCTATCTAGATATGGATAAGATCTTTAAGTCCCAGGTCGATCTGGATGACGATAGAGAAGTTGATGATTTTATCGATATGACCAGATGTATTCTCGAAGCCTGGAAGAGAGCTAAGAAGACGGGTAGAACCCTCACAGTCTGCGGAATTAAGTAGGATCCTATGAGTCTCTTCGATAGTGATCTGATACAGAGGGAGCCGGAGTGTGAACGATTCTACATCAGGGTTGCACTCCCTCCCTTTCTAAAAATGAAATTATTTGCAAATAATCATCTTGCTTTGAGTACTGAACATAACTATCCTACCCCCATGGGAGAAAACACTATAGAGATTGTATTAGATAGTCTAGAAGATAGGATAGTGTTGGATAGGATATTGGGAGGAATACAGAGGGAGCTATTTAAAAATATAAACGAAGGAAAATGAAAGAAACACCCGTACAAAAAAACGCGCGACTAGAAAAACAACTCAAGGAAGCTAAGCTGCAGGTAGCAAAGACAGAAAGACTGGAGAAGAAAGTCGAAAGACTGGAGAAGATGTTGGGAACGAATAACCCTACTATAACTGATCAGAGACTAGAAATAAAACAACTCAAGGAGACTGTCGACGAGCTCGACCAAACCATTGCGAAGTTGAATGAGACCCTGCTGAGTCAGCGAGAACTCATTAAAATCTTGCAAGACGGTGGGGATCCCGTGGTGAGAGACATAAGGCAGGACGCGAGAGAGACTGGCCAGTCCCGTATCGAGTCATTTAGGGATGGGTTCGTCGAGGATAAGTGGGGAACCTCGTTCTTTGACGGCTCACTGCTTCTGACGATGAATCCCTGGACCGGAGAGTCAGTCTATTGGGATAAACAGTTTAAGATGCTGAACTTCCTTACTGCATACTATGAGGAGGAATATAGTAATGCCCTGAACGTACTCGACATGCTGCAGCAGAAGAAAGATGAATGCGAGATCTCTGAGATGGAGTTCCAGAAGAACAAGCATGAGCTGGGAATGGCTCTGTGGAAGAAGGCGATGGACGATGAAAGACTGTTGGAGATCTTTCCGAAGCCCGTGAGAGAGGCTGTAGTAGAAACTATAGAAGAAGCTACCCCGGAGGGGTGGGAAGAAGAGGTCGATGAAGAGAGCTGGGTAGCGCCGTTTTAGACCCCGCAATAGAAGCGCATATATAAGAGGTGTGGGGGTAATATAAATCTTTGTATTGGATTGTTATAGAATATGTTACAAGGATTAATAATCCCGGATTTTTTGAACACGGGGCTCTAGGAATAGATATATATATATAAAGGCATCAAAATTTGCGGGGTCGGATCAAAAATATGAATTTTTAAGCGCGCTTAAAAGATTCTATATCAATTAGTTAAATCGATTTATAAAAACCCCTACCGTGCGATATACGCGATATATTAAGGGTGACAAATCCGTGATATACGCAATATATTAAGGGTGGTTCGAGAAAAATGCTGTAAAATTTGGGGTAAAATTTTCGAGAATTATTCAATTCGTAAAAATTTTTAATAATATGTTTCAGTGGAATATTTCTCAAGATTTTGGTATATTAAATCACCGGACCAAGGGCTGGTTCTGGTATGCGTAATATTCTCATCGTTAATTTCATGTTAATGATTAATTTGTGAATTTTGTATTTATTTCTCAATCATGGTTGGAGGCTCGCAGTGATGTGAGCCTTTAATTTTGTATATGTTGTTGCTAAAAGGCCCCTTTGTTATTGTTTCTCAATAACAATTTACTGTGTTTCAGACGGTGTTTGTGGATAAATGTCCCCAGCCTAGTAGCCTAGCAGACTAGTCTACCGGGATGCCATGTTTACCTTTGAAAATTTGGATGGTAGACATATACTGCCCACCCAATCTCCTTAAAAATCAATGGGTTACGCGCAGCGCTTGGAATAATGTCGCAATTTTCCGGACGAAAATTTCTTGATTTTCTGCCCAAAAGTTCGTATCTTTATGTAAATGAATGAGTTATCGCAGATACGAGCCAATCCGCAGCGTTTCTTCCGGATTTTGCGCTGGCATGGGGTAGTTGCCTGCCCTGAGTGCGGCTCGTGTCGTGTGTACAGTGGCAAGCGGGGATACATCTGTGGGGACTGCGACAACCGCTTCACCGACACCTCCGGAACGATCTTCCATTCCACGAAGCTCAGTCTGAGGGTCTGGCTAGAGGCTTTATATTATATGTTAAGATCCTCCCGAGGGATCTCCAGCTACAACTTAGCGAAGTACATTGGCGTGACTCAGCCCACGGCCTGGCGTATGATGCACCGCTTACGGGCCATTTTGCCACAAAACCTCCCAGAAGGCGAAGTATGCATCGACGAGGTTTACATAGGAGCTGAGTGGAAGTGGATCCCCAGCTGGAAAAAAATCAAACTCGCACAATCCTACAAAGACCCGCGCTTAGTCGTGTGGGGGCCAAAAGGATACCATGAGCCGACCCTCAAGGAGAAGCGGTATGCCCTGGCCAACTCCCTCAAGAGGCCTGTGCTTGGAATTATTGAGTATAAGAGCAGAAAACTCTGGCTTGGACCATTACCATCACCTGCCACGAGATCCTCTGTAAAAAGCGCGGTTTTGGCGCATTCTAGAGGCCTTACGCATATGATAACGGACCAGTCCTCCCTCTACAACGAGCTGGAGGAGGTCGTGCCTAGGTCCGTCTGCAATCATGCGCTGGAGCAGTATGTGTCCTCCGACGGCTTCTCCTCCAACAAGATAGAGAACGTCTTCACCAACCTACGACGATCCCTGCGCGGGGTTTATGGCTGGTGGTCAACGAAATACCAGCAGCTCTACCTCAACGAGTTCGCCTTCCGGTTCCAGCATCCTAGAGCCAGCTTTCCTGAAATTTGCGACATTATTGCAATTGCTGCTAGCGGATAGCAGCCTCCAGCTCCATACCCAGCCGTATCAGCTGACGTAGGTTATGCCCGTTCATCAGATCGATGGGCCGGCCTGTCTCGTCCTCCGTGGTCTTGATCACAGTCACTCGCGGGAGACTGCCATCCCCTATCCAGAGGAGCTCTCCCTCGACTACACTGAGATCCCCGGTGAGACTCTCTTCAATGAAGCTGAAGGGGGTGCTGGTATGGAGCCAGTCATGCCCGGTGGCCTTCCGGTAGGCCTTCGCTAGACGCATATAGCGCTTCTCCGCTGCTATCTGCAGGGAGTCGTATCTCTCTAATAGATCCATAGGCTAGAACTGAGTATCCTCGTCCTCTTCTACATTACCATCCTGGAGATCCTCTAAGGTCTCTGCTATCTCTATGCGATGATAGGCCATGAACTCATCCGGCTCATCCTCCCAGATGCAGGAGCCATCGTGTATAGCCTGGATAGCCTCTTCGAGCGTATCTGCTTCGGTCTCGCAAACGGATCGGCGAGCCATATCAACAATGAATCTGTAGTACATAGTGTTTTAGTGTTTATAAGTGTGTATCTTTCCCAAGTCAAGAGACCTACACGATAATCTTGCTTATAGACAATTCTGTCACTTCCATCGTTCTGATGGTGAGTGTAGGTCTCTCTTTTCCTTCTATATGTTGCAAATATAGCAATTAATTTAACAAATGAATCAGATGGGCTTATTATTAATTTATGATAGATATAAGAAAGAAAAAGCCGAAGCCTAAGACTAAATTGCGAAGTAAGACAAAGCCAAAGCCGAAGCAGATAAAGAAATCCAACAAAGCGAAGAAGGTCAAGAAAGAGTATAAGCTCTTCACCAACCCTCCGGAACCAGTCACTTGGCAGTCTCTCATGAATTGGTTAGCTGATACTGGTTGGGTCGAAGGACACATTGGCAGAAAGATCTCTCCATTGGACCGTCCCTACTTCGACGACTACGTGCAAGAGGTCTGGTTGCAGATCCTATCAGTCCCTCATGAGAAGATGTTGGAGATCTGGCATAGAGGCAAGGGTAAGGCGATAGAGTACATCAAAGCGATCATCATGAATAACATCTACAGTAACTCCTCCCACCTCTATAAGAACATACGCTTTGCCAATACCATCGAGAAGACACTGACTGATGAGCAATGGAAGCGGTTAGATGATGATGGTGAAAGTGAGTTTGATATTTCATTCTGCATTAATGACTTCGAGCTAGGCAACCGAGCGCTCCATAGGGGGATTGATTCGGAACGCTGCAAAGTGCTCACAGAAGATGATAGGATGGGGGAAGACAACATCGAAATTTGATATATTAGTTCATGAGTATCAAAGAGATAGACATTAACAATACGAAGATTTTGGTATCAGATGATGGTACCATTTGGAAACCTGGTTATATCCATCACCACAAAGATGGAAGAGTATTTCATTATAAACAAAGAAAGTGTAAGCAGTTCTTGAGTAACACTACGGGATACTATCTGGTCAACATCAATTACCAGCCACTTCTAGTCCATAGGATCATTGCAGAAGCATTTATTCCGAATCCTGAAAACCTACCATGCATTAATCATAAGGATGGAAATAAGAAGAATAACTCCATCAGTAATCTTGAGTGGTGCACATACAGCGAGAATAATAAGCATGCTAATCGCACAGGCCTTAAGAATGATAACCATAAAGTGATCTGCATAGATACCGGAGAAGTGTTTTATTCTGAATCTGAAGCATCTCGCAGACTAAATGTCCCTTTAAGGAAGGTCTCAGAAATATGCAATGGATTAGCTAATCAAACAAAAGGATATCACTTTAGATTCTATGACTCAGACCTATAAGAAACCTAAGGGGAAGTCCGCCCCCATCACCATCAACGCGGACGTAAGAAGACAGATCAAGAGCTTCACAGAGGGCCTCTCCATGTGGTTAGATGATCCTACGGTAGATGAACAATCTAAGGAAGCAATTGACTATATATTAAACAAACTTGATACATACGACAAAAACATACTACTCGCCTACTACGCCTTCGAGAGTGAAGGACCATGCCACTTGGCGAGACTCTTGGGGATCTCTCCCTCAATAGCAGTAACGCGCGTTAAAAAAATCCAACAAAAGATACATGATCATATTATACCAAGCATCTCAATGTCTAAATCTTGATAAGCGGGGAATAGCCCAATGTGCTAGAGGTTTTACAAAGACATATAAAAAATATCATTTTAGATACGTATGATATATTTCACATTGCTAATCATTCAGTTAATGATTGTATTTGTTACTGATTTAACTGATTTTCCGGCATCAATATACAAATTCCTTTCGAGGATCCTCACCAAAGGAGTTATAGTCAGTGGTAACGGTAAACTTCATTTAATTTCATGCTCATTGTGTCAAATGCATTGGGTCGGTCTACTGTATATAATACTGACTGGTAACTTTTCCATTCCGATGTGGGGATATGTGTGCTTGCTAGCCTTCCTGACGGGACCAGCCAAGGATGGTTTGTATTTACTTAAAGACTTGATAACCAAATTAATAAATATAGTATATAAGTTAGTATGAAGATGTTAACAAAAGAACAGTTCGCTATTCTCAAACCCTACGAGTCTCATTTCGAGACTTCCAAGTGTGATTACGTGAGGGGTTTGTATCATAAGGATGTAGTGGTGCTCGAGCCAGTCTACAACGCTCTAGGCTATCGTCTGGAGTCGGCCTCCTGCCCTACATGTGTGTTAGGGATGGTCAAGGTACTCGCTCAACACTACTATTTATATAAAAATAGATACTATAGAGATGGCAAAAAACTCAAAGGAGAGGAGTCTAAATAATACCGTTGATGTCTCTCCGCTGGACAGCCTCCGTCAGAATGAGAGGATAGATAGGGTCATCGATCTTATCGTCAAGGGCAAGTCCAAGCGCCAGATCGCAGATACTCTTGCTAGTGAGTGGGAGTGCTCTGCCAACACCGTCAACACGATCATCAAGGAAGCGATGATACAGCTCACCGAGACACAGAGCATGTCGAAGGAAGAAGTGCGTACGCTCTCCAACGTGAGACTGGAAGGGGTGTGGGAAGAGGCTAACACAGTGAATCAGAAGGTCAAGGTCATCGATCTTATCAACAAGACCAACAACATCTACGACAATAACATCACGCTAGGATCCAAGGATGATAGTTTCCACTTCGATATCGGTGTGGAGGTCTCCAGCCCAGATGTCTACGATGATGCTGATGAAAATGAGCAGGAGTAAACTGTGATAACAATTCGGAATAATGTCAATTGGTATGAATGGCAGTCCGATGTGATTAGGGGTATTTTGTCTTCGGACAAAGGCTCAATACATGTAGTGAAAAGCTCCCGCCAGTGTGGCAAAAGTGTTATGTGTGAAAGCATTATACTCAAGTACGCTGTGGATAAGCCTTGCTTCTGCATGTATCTCTCACCAACCATCAAACAGGCCAGAAAAGTCTTCAAGGAGATAGTCGCTGCTATCTCCCGGTCTGTTGTATTCCGTAAGTCTAACGAGTCGTTCTTGGAGATCTACTTCACCAACGGATCCACCATAGCCTTCTGTTCAGCTGAGCAAGGAGAGAACCTCCGTGGTTATACCGTCAGTGGTTGTCTCATAGTGGACGAGGCTGCTTACATCGGCGACGACGCATTCAACGCAGTATTACCTACCACTGATGTCTATAAGGCTCCGATTATCATCGTCAGTACTCCTCGCTTCCGTAGTGGTTTCTTCTATGACTACTACCTCGATGGATTGGATAAGAAGATCAAAGGGGTTTACGGATATGACTGGGCTTCCTACGACAAGAGCAAGATACTCTCCCCAGAACGACTGGAGTTCTATCGTAGAAGGATGCCCAAAACGAAGTTCACCCAGGATTATCTCGGGGAGTTCTGCGATCTCGGCTTCGGAGTCTTCGGAGAGTTCAATGATCTCCTTTGGAAACCTTCCGATCCTTCTACTGATGGATGTGTGTTTGGGATCGACTGGGCTACGGGAACAGGTGGTGATGAGACTGCTATAGCGGTGTTCAATAGTGACAAGGAGATGATCGATCTCGTTCATTTTAACGATTTAGATGATGTACATACGATCGAAAAGATCATAGAGATGGTAGAAAAATACCATCCTGTTAAGATCACTGTTGAATTGAACAGTATAGGACGCATATTTTACAATATGCTTCAGCGTAAGCTGAACGAGAAGCAGTTGAACACTTCGTTGAGGGGTTTCAATACCACTAACGCTTCCAAGCAGAGGATCGTCAATCGACTGCAGGTAGCAATACAGAACAAAGAGTGTAAGATACTGAAGGACGAGCAGCTCATCAGTCAGATGGGTCTCTTCGAGAGCAAGCTCACAGGTGCTGGTAAGGTCACTTACGCAGCCACCAAGAACCAGCATGATGACTTAGTGCTGGCTATGCTCTTCGCCTTCGATAGTCTCTACACAGGCAATTACAACATCGTTTAAAAATGGAAATACGTAAGGTTGGCCGTCCACGCAAGCGTGTGATGTGCCTAGAAACAGAACAAGAATTTTCTTCGGCTACTGAAGCTGCAGCAGCCACCGGTGTATCCCGCCCCTATGTGGCCTGGTCCTGTAAGACTAGGAAGATGGCGAAAGGATATCACTTCAAATTTATTTAATTATTAATGGAAAAGACAATTAGACTTAAAAACTCCTGGGAAGCAATCACCCTTAAGGAGTTCGAACAGATCGAACAGATTGCAAACGCTGACATCCCTGAAGATTATAGGGTGGTAAACATCCTCTCGGTGTTGACTGGTGAGCCTCCCGTGTTCTTCGAGAGCCTTCCACTCCACATCTTCATAACCCTCGTACCTAAGATCGCTTATCTCTATGAGGATGCTCCTGATGTGAAGGTGAAGGATCACTATGTGATCAACGGGCATAAGTATAGACTCGATGCTAACATCCCTTCTATCACTACTGCTCAATACATTGATTATCAAACCTATATGAGAGAGGAGAACAGAGATCTGCAGAAGATCATCAGCTGCTTCCTCATCCCAGAAGGACATGCTTACAATGATGGATATGATCTGAGCGAGGTACTGGCCGACATCCATAACATGCTTTATGTTGATGTCAAGGCTATCGCTTTTTTTATCAAGAAGCAATCAGCTCTCTTCATACTAACTACGAAATCTTATTTATCGGACCAAATGAAGAAGATGGGGATCCCGAAGAAGAAAATCGAGAAAGACTTGGAACCTCTGGACAGTGGGGCATTATCCCTTTTGTCATAGGAGTCTGTAAGATGACCATGACTCCCTTTGAGGAGGTGATGAGATGGTCTGTTGCACAAGTGTTCTACCTCGCCAGCTACTCCCGTTATCAAGAGAAGCTGAACGAGCTGAGGACAAAGCATTGGAAAAAAACTCATTGATATGACCAATTTAACAAATGAAGAATCCTATCAACTAGCTGAGCTGGTGGAGCAGCTGGCAGAGATCTATAAGAGAGAGGTTGATAATGCTGATGCCATAGCCACTGGAGAGCTCAGGAATGTAGAAGCTGACTACAACCTCACCGACGAGCGCTTCACTGTGCTCTTCTATCTCCCCGACTACTGGAAGTGGGTTGAGGAAGGCAGAAAGAAAGGAAGACAACCACCACCAGAGGCTATAGAGAGATGGATAGAGGTCAAGAGGCTCGTACCCAACCCTTCCAATCATAAGATACCGAATACTAAGCAGTTGGCTTATCTCATTGGTAGGAAGATTGGTCAGGAAGGAACACAGGGTAAGCATATGATTCAGAAGACTAGAGAAGCATCTGAAACAGCTACTATTATACAAGAGATCAAAGAGGTATTGATCTCCAAAATAAAACGTGAACTAAATGAAGTACTTATCGGATAAGAACTACATTACATACACCCCAGGAACCAACAACAGATATGTAAATTACGTAGTTTATGCCCGTCAGAGTGGTACTGCTACCTATAAGCCTATCTATACAGGTAGGCTTTTCGTGTTGAACAATGATCCCCAGTATCTGTACCTGGATGACATCATCAGATCGCGCGGTTATAACACTCAACATGTCAAGCCAGGAAGGGATGGTGGTATACCAGATAAATCAGCTGCCACAGAAGGAATCAACATAATGCAGCGTTACAAAGTCGATATCGCAGGGCTCGAATACTACACCGATTGGATCCTGGGTTACTATAAGGATGCGAACCTCCCCATTGGTCCTGGCAGGCTCAATGGCTTCGCACCCGACAGCATCGAGAGGACTGATGTGCTCAATCCTATAGAGGAGCGTACTAGCGTCCTTCCCCGTATACCTAAGCTAGCTACTAGCACTAGGAATTTCTGGTTTGCCTTTGATGTCTTCCCCACCACTAAGCTCTATGAGGATTGCGGTGGTTACTACAGACTGATCTCTGCTGCTCATCAGCATAGCTTCACTATCAATGCTTCACCAGACACGGCTGAGATCGCCTTCACCAGACAGGATGCAGGAGCTGATTTCTATAACTTCACAGTCGTGGCTACACCTGATATCGCTGCAATCCATATTGGTGTTGAGGGTGATGGTGTAGCAGTCAACGGAGTGTTCTCAGACATCGTTACTGGTAATTCATTATATGATCTCACCAGAGGACAGGCTATCCTGCTCGAGGCTGGTGTGGATAGTATGGTGAGAGTGAAGGTGGCCGACATCGATGAGTGTCCTGCTCCCTTCTATGCCATCTGGCTCGATCGTACAGGTGTCTATCAGTGCCAGCCCTTCCAGTGCAATAACATATTCTCAGAGACCATCACTAGCTCTAACACAGTGAACTTCCTCGATGAGAAGAGACCTTACATCAAGAGTGTCACCCCTAAATGGTCACTCTACACTGATTGGATGGATGAGGAGCATTATAAGGCTTACGAGTCTCTGTTGACCTCTCCTTATATCTATCTCTATGACACTGAGAAGGATCTTGGTGCTTGGGTCAACTGCACCACAGAGAGCTGGACTGATAAGACCTATAAGAATCAGAAGAAGTTGTTTAACCTTAACGTATCGTTCGAAGCGATTGCAAATCAAGACCTTAGATATTAATGAACATACAGTTATTTCTGGAAGGAAGAGAGATAGAGCTGACTAGTGATGTGGTATTCCCTCTTAACAGGGAGTTCCAACATCTCTACAACCCAGCTGATATCATCGTTGAGTATTCAAAGTCTATCAACATTCCCATGACAGCGAAGAACAACGAGACTCTATGCTATGCTTATAACCTTACCAGAGTACCAGCTGATGGAGGAAATGAGAATATTGGACTATATCTCGATCCTTATAAGAAGATTTCTTGTAAGCTTCTCTATAACAATCAGCTGATGTTGGAAGGATATGCTAAGTACACTTCCGCTTATTACTCCAAAGACAACAAATACTACACTATCAACCTCTATGGACAGCTTGGAGAGATCTTCCAAAAGCTCAAGGATGTAGTGGTAGATGAGAAGAGAGTAGCAGATGGTGATCTCTCTTACGTACTGAATGATCACTGTTCTGGAAAGCTCATTGATAGAGACTACGTGGTTGCCAGCTGGGTGAGAGACGAACCACCGATGGATATCAATGATGTGAGGAACGATGAGGATATTATCGGTATGGCTCCTTCTTATAGAGGATTCTATAACAACTTCAAATCAGATAGTGTTCATCGATCAGTAGGTGGAGTGGATGAGATCATCTCTATGGGAGCAGTGCTCGAGGAGAAGTGGAAGGATGTCTATGCTATGGACACATACAGTCAACACTACGATGCACTCACCGATGATCAAAAGGAGGTAGTAGATAATTATGTGGACAAACTCGAGGCAGATAAGGCAGTCGGTGATGGACTGAAGGATTACCAGATGAACGAGTATCGCTCTTATCAGCAACGCCCCTTCATCTACTTCAATAAGCTCATGCAGATGTATCAGGAGAAGTGCAAGGAGCTCACAGGATACGAGCTCAAGCTGGATCCCAGCTGGTTCAATGCAAATAATCCTTATTGGACGAGAAGCTGCTATATGTTCGACTTCCTCAATCCAGGAGGTACGAGCAATACTGATACAGAGAGAATAGCAACTCAATTGAGCACGGTGTATACTTCCTCTAGTGGAGACTTCCTTGGTATTACTAACTCCCGATTGATCAGTGTTGATCATTCATACAACTCCAGTGAGTTAGATATCGCTCCATTCACTATTGATGTACATCATCTGAACTCCTTTGGAAGTGATCTCTGGAATGGAGGCAATATCTCCTGGGATGATTACATGCGTATTGTAGCATTGAGTAATGAGGTAGTGGAATGCACCTACACCTACAGCCCAACCGCTAAGTATGTAGTGACCATCAAGGCTCGTCCTGTTGGCACAAGTGATTGGCAGACTAAGACTTTTTGGTCCGCTCCCAACTCTAGCATCACTACTGAGGAGTACACTGCATATAACTACACTCCTTTGACTTTTAGTGGTGATTATCGAACCTACGACATACTCAATATACCAACCTTTACTAATGGTCGTGTGGACTTTTTCGTCAATGGTAGTTTCACTATTCCCACCTGTAAGTTCACTGGTGATTTCTCTGGTGGTGCTGAGATGATGATCCAGGTGATGGCCTATAATCCGGAGGAGGATTATATGTGTTCAGCTATCGTCCCAAATTACTACGAGGATGATCGTTTGATCGCAACCTCAGGAGTCTATAACATGACGATGGCCATCAATTCACAGGATCACACCGTCACATGCGGAGATATTGACATGGCTGATGGTATTGGTAACAATCCAGTCTCCAAACTTAGGAACATCTATAAGAAAGATGAACCTCTTTTTGATGTGATTCTTCAATACACCAAGATGTTCCAGCTCGTTTGGGATGTCGATTATAACAATCAGACCTTGACCATACTGCCCCGGGGCAAGTATTTCGATGGATATACCATTGAAGACTGGGGTGATAAGATGGATAAGAGCAGGGATTACATCGTTGAACCCGTCTCCTTCCCTACTAAATACATCGGATTTAACTACGATGATGTGGACGGATTCAAGTATAAGGACTATAAGGACAAGTACGGAGTGAACTATGGCGCTAAGAAAGTAAAGACTAAGTATGAGTTTAACAACGATACGAATGATATTTTCAGTGGTCTTTATCCTTCTATCTCATCTAACCGCAGCTTTATCAAGTGGTCTCAGCTCTATGATTGGGATCTAGAGGGTGTGATCAAGGGGACAGTAGATCGGTTTGAAAGACCAGAATGTGCTTCCAAGGACGATAAGAGCTCTGTACAGGCGCATAACTGGAGCATGAGAGGATTTAATGTTGAGGAAACCACCACTAGTTACATCTCTGATGACAGTAACTACATGATTACTAATGATAAATACTGTTATTACGATCCTACTAACACTCCTGCAGGTGCTCTCATCACATCAACCAATGAATTTCCTGTTTTCTCTCCTGTTTATGAAGACAGAGACTCAATAGGAAGGTTCATGGGATCCTATTGCATGCTGTTCAATCAACCACAAGAGGATTATACGGAAGATGAGGTCTATGCATACGCTGGTAAGAACTATGTGTATGATCGTTTCTGGGAAAACTTCATAAACGAGCGTTATAATTCGAACAATAAGAAGCTGACTGCATATTTCTACCTCACTCCAGAGGATTATATGAACTTCAAGTTCAATAAGTTCGTTTATCTCCATGGTTCACTCTTCTGTGTGAATAAGATCTACGATCACAACATCAATGACACCGAGCCAACCAAGATCGATCTCATTCAGATCACTGATCCCACACAGTATGCTTCCACCGGGGGTCTCTTCCCCGCTATCTACACCACCAACAACATCATTAACGGTACAGCTGTCGATTACGGAGCTACCATAGGATGTGAGGTTCGTTGCTATCCTCGCCCCTATGTGACCATCATTAAGACAGGCGGTGTGGGTGATCCCATAGTGTACATAGACAACTTCGAGACATACGACCATGACTGGTATGTCTACAATATACAAGCAGATAATGTTGATCCCGGAGATGAGTGGGAAGGATATGTCCACATTGAAAGTGGAGAAGCAACATTAGATGTTCCCGTAACAATCAATAGTCCAATAGAATAAATAAATGAATTATGATAAATGGCAGAGCCAGTAGATATAATCAATATCGATTTAACAGAACTCAATCAGGAAGCCAATGAGTCGAAGAAAACTCTAAAGAGCCTTAGAGAAGAGATAAAGAATCTCAGAGGCACTCTAGAGGAAACAGAGGTAGGCACTGAAGACTTTACTAAAGCGCTCGATCAACTGACAGAGGCCCAAAATGAGCTCAAGAATGCCACCGTCTCTAACAACCAGGCAATAGAGGGATCCTACAATGCTCTCGTCAAGGAGATGGGAGAGCTCAAGAAGCAATGGAAGGCCACTGCTGATGTGCAGGAACGTGCAGAACTTGGTGTCAGGATCAGAGAAATCAATGATGAACTCAAATCCCTCGATGAAACCATAGGTAATCATCAGAGAAATGTGGGTGACTACTCTAGTGCATTTGATAATCTTGGACAGACTATTAAGAATACTAGTGAAGCCACTCAGGGTATAGTACAGTCCTTCGGTTCAGCTATGTTGATCATGAACAACATGGGTGTGGAGTCTGAAGAGATGACTAAAATCTTCAAAGCCATGCAGCTGGCTATGGTTTTCACTAATGGATTGAAGTCACTTGAGAAGGGTACGGGATTATTCTCTAAGTTAGGTAAGGTTATCAAGGGAACGGATAAGATCCTCAAGGTCTTCAACACTGATCAGAAGGTGGGTGCTACAGAAGGTAAGGCTTTAGCAGCTGCAGAGACGAGTGTAGCCGCATCTACAACCGCTGCTTCTGTGGCTATGAAGGCCTTCAAGGCAGCTCTCATCTCCACAGGTATCGGTGCTATAGTAGTGGCGCTCGGTTCTTTGGTATCCTGGATGGATAAGGTTGCAGAACGAGCAAAAGAAGCAGGCAATCGCACAACTAATTTTATCGAAGACTTGAATGATGAAGTTGAGGCACGTGCTGCTGCTATCAAGAGAGAGTCTGAACAGACCATAGCTTGGATGGAGCTAGCCGGAGCTAAACAGTCTGAGATTGAAAGAGAGAGAGTCCGTGCACTGAATAAATTAGCTCATCTGTACACTGAGACTTACGCTGCTCTGAAAGCACAGTATGATGCATTGTGGGATAGTAGGACCATTTTCAGATCCCATACAAAGGAACTTGAAGAGCTTGAGAAAAAGATGGAAGAAGTAGCCAAAAAGGCTAAGGAGTATCGTGAACAGGCTGAAGATGATGGTCTTTTCAATGTGCAGATTGCTCAGGCTAAGGAGATGAGGGATGAGGAGAAGAAGACAGAAGATGCTAGAAAGAAGGCCTATGATGATGCAAAAAAATCATATGAGGCATTTGCACAAACTCGGGAGAATAATGAAAAGAAAATCCTCTCCATTGCCCGTGAATCTGAAAAAGATCTCATGTCTCAGTATGATTCAGACCGTGCAGAGATCTTCGATTGGTATGATGATCAACTGAAGGAGTTTAAGAAGTATGAAGAGAATGAGTTAGCAGAACTCCAGAGGGCTCGTAAGTCTAAGCTGATCACAGAAGAGGAGTATCAGGCAAAGGTTACTGCCACCACTAAGCGTTATGCAGAAGCAAGAAATAACCTTTTGATAGAATATGATAGTAGGATGGCCAAGCTCGAGCAGGATACTGCTAATAAGAGAGATCAAGATATCAAAGCCTCCTATGAAGCTCGTGTAAAGATCGCTGAGGAAGCCTATTCTAAGGAATCTGCATTGGCTGAAGCTCAATATAACAAGCAGATGAATGAGTTGGATCAGTTAGCTGCCCTTGCTGAAGCAACTGGTGATGAAATGCTGAGTGGTCAGTTATCGATCCGGATGTCTGAGCTCACTGAGCAATTCTATAAGGAACAGGAGGGGCGTTTGAATGCCTTTAAGGCTAATGTGGAGAAAGCCGGCCAAGAAATCTCTGGTGCATCTGAGAAGATGACTAAGGAGATCGGACAGTCAGTGAAGGAGATAGTGGAAGGAATCGATCTGGAACTCACCAATCTTGTAAATGATGGTATTGTCGCTGCTACTGACACTGCGGTGGCCAAAATCGAACACATGAAGGAGTCGATGGTGGGTATGTCCGATCAGATGAAGGACACTGTTGCAAAGATCATCTCTGTCGGTAATGGATTATCTTCAGAATGGACCAACGTCTTCGATCAACTCTCTGCAGGCATTGAGAATGTAAATAATCAACTCAATAAGGGTGAGAAGGGATGGAGAGAGTATGCTAGCATGGCTGTCAGTGCAGTGAATGTAGCTTCCTCCATCATGAATGCTCTCGCTGATGAGCAGGATGAGAGTACTAGAGAAGGCTTCGAACAACAGAAGAAATACCAGATCGCAGCTACAACCATGAACATGCTCGGTGGTATTGTGAGTGCTTGGACCTCAGCTATGAACCCTTCTAATGCGTTCATGACCATCTGGGGACAGCTTGCAGCAGGTACTGCGATGTCAGCTATGATCCTCACCACAGGCCTCATGCAGATCAGTAAGATCAAGCAACAGAAGTTCAATGGTGAGAGCACTGGCAGTGGAATAGGTCCTGTAGCTACTCCTTCACTCTCAGCCCTGCAGTCGATGGATGGTGGTATCATGCCAGTCACTCAGATCGAGGGAGCATCAACAGAGTCTCAGGTGAAAGAGGCACAGAAGGTCTATGTACTCGAATCAGACATCACTTCCACAGTTAACAAAGTCAGTGTATCACAGAGTGAGGCTACATACTAGCCCCACCCTTGTTTTACGCGCTTCTATTGCGGGGTAAAATCGTGTTTTTGAACAAAAAATGCGCTTGTAACGCATTGATAATCACTGAAATCATTGATTTAATAACTCATTTTTTCAAACCCTACCCCTGCTAAAATTAATATATATATATAAAGGGGTCAGTGACTGAGGCACAGTGAACCGAAAATCGGTCTTGTAACTCATTCTATATCAATTAAATCAATCGATTTATAAGCACCCCCACCCCTCATTCTACGCGCTTCTACTGCAGGGTGTCACCCTTTAATATATCGCGTATATCGCGGGGTGGGCCCAAAAACAGTGCAAAATCTCAAAACATTGTAAAAAAATTTAAGAACTCTGTAACTGAGCTCAAAAAAAGACTAAAAAATACAATTATATCATGGAAAAGAAGATTTATAAAATCACTATCGACCCAACTGATCAGCTTACAGGTCTGGATGCTATCAGTCTGGTCGAATTTCCTGCTGTAGAGTTTGACTTTCTCAAGTTCTCTGAGGATGGTATCAAGCTTTCCTTCGAAAATGAAGAGAAACAGATCATATCTGGTGTTGCCTTGCTTGCAGACACCCCGATCTACCGCCTCCGTCCTGATGGATCCGAATATTATGTCGTGTTCACCAAGGAGGTCATTGAGCAGCTTGTAGAGAAATACTCAAAATACATGTTCAACAACGTGGTGAACATCGAGCATTCCGACACGCACTTCGTAGATGGCGTTTTTATGATAGAATCCTATATAAAAAACGCGGAAAGAGGAATAGTTCCCATTGAATTCAAGGAAATCCCTGATGGATCATGGATAGTGTCATATAAGGTCGAAAATCGCGCAGTTTGGGACAAGATCAAATCCGGAGAAGTGAAGGGATTTTCAGTGCAAGGAGTGTTCAACCTCATCGATAGTAAGTTTTCTGCTCAGGAACTACCAGAGACACTGGATGAGTTAGTCGATCGATACAAAGGGGAAGATAAGGAAATCGAAGAAATACTAAATCAAATAAATCAAAAATAGATATGTCTATACTCAATCGTATTAAGCTCGCAAGAGCTATCATGAAGTTCGCTAGTGTTATGACTGATCAGGGCGAGCTCATTTATGAAGGCGATGCACTCGTGGAAGGCATCGAGGTCTATGTAGAGACCGCCGATGGTAACATCACTGTAGCACCTGATGGTGAATACATCGCTGAGGATCGTAAGATCGTCGTTGCTGATGGTAAGGTTGCTTCTATCGAAGAGACCGCTGCTCCCGCAGAGGAACCTAAGAATGAAGAGCTTGAAGAGGAACCCAAAACCGAAGAGCCTGCTGCAGAGGATAAAGATGCTAAGATCGCTGAGCTCGAAGCAAAGGTTTCTGAACTCGAGGCCGCCATCGCTGAAAAGGATGCTAAGATCGCAGAGCTTGAGGGTCAGCTCGGCACCGCTACTGAGGAGCTCTCCGCTGCTAATGCTAAACTGCAGGAAGCTGCTGACAAGCCTCTGAAGGATAAGATGAAGTTCTCCGGCAAGGAAGTGGAGGACAACCCTGCATTAAAGTACTTCCAATAATAACATTAGTTACTAATAAATCATAAGAAAATCAACAAATAAAGTAATATAGAAATGGCTATTAATCTAAGTGCACTTACTGCATACGTGGATGAAAACAAGCTTCCACTCATTCGTAAAACTATTCTTGATGGTGAGACTGTAAAGCACCTCCAGCTCATGACGGGCGTAAAAAACGAGGCCGCTCTCAATCTGCTCGACACTTCCATCTCTCTCGGCAACGGTAAGGCCTGCGGTTTCTCCGCTGCTGGTGACGACACCTTCACTCAGCGTACTATCAAGCCCGCTGCTATCAAGGTGAACAAGGAATACTGCCACCGTTCCATGCTCGATTACTGGATGAACAACCAGGTAAGAGTTGCTGCTGGTGACACTGGCCTTCCTTTTGAGCAGGAGTTCTGCGAGAACGTAGTGAAGAAGGTCAATGTAGAGATCGAAAAGCTGATCTGGCAGGGTGTGACCGTTAACAGTGTCTTCTATCCTGGCTTCATCGACATCCTCAACGCTGATACTGACGATCAGACCGAGGGTGTGCAGCCCGCTGGTACTCTCGTAGAGGCTGGTTCTACCATCTATGAGACCGTGATGAACGTTTACAACGGCATCGACGCTGATGTTCTTGAAGAGACCGCTATCTTCATGGGCCGCGACCAGTTCCGTGCTCTCGTTCAGGAGCTCATCGCTAAGAACCTCTACAACTACGCTAAGGATCTGCAGGATTCCCCTGCATTTGAACTCGTACTTCCTGGCACCAACATGCACGTTTATGGTGTGAAGGGTCTGGATGGCAAATATGGCTCCATGCACTGGGTCGTAGCTCTCAATCTCGAGCACGCCTTCTATGGCACTGACATGCGTGGTGATGAAGAGCAGTTCGATTTCTGGTATTCTAAGGATAACGATACTTACAGACTCGCCCTCGCTTTCAACGCAGGCGTACAGGTTGCATTTCCTAAGGAGAACGTTTACACTTATTTCGCTTAATTTATTGAACCCATTACTTTAAATAAATAGTTTAAGAATATGGCTTGTTCAAGTATTACATTAGCTGGTATTAACACTGGTTGCAAGGATAACATGGGTGGTATCAAGGAAGTCTACATCATAAAGAAAGACTACATTGAGAGTGTCACCCTCACTTCCAACGCAATCTCCGCAATCACTGTATCTGTGGTGGATCCTACCGCTGCGACTCCTGAGGATCAGCCTTGGAGCACCTATAAGTTCCGTAAGGGTACCTCTCAGTTCACCTCTACGATGACTACTGACGATGCTGCCGGCACAATGTCATTCGAGACCGTCCTTGCTTTGCAGTTCTCAAAGCAGGAGACCAGCAAGAGACTGGAAATCATGGCACTCTGCATGGACGATGTAGCAGTCATCGTGCTTGACAATAACGGCAAGTATTGGTATCTTGGTTATGACCAGCCTGTTACTGCAACTGCTGCTACCGCTCAGACTGGTACTGCATTCGGTGATTTCGGAGGTTATAATGTCGAGCTCACTGATAACTCCAAGGAACTCCCTTACGAGGTCACCGCTACCGCTATTGCTGCGCTTAATATAAATCCAGCACCTAGCGCTTAATAATCAATAAAATCTCGCGTATTTTTTGTCGTAATTGTTTAACTTTCTTTTCAAGTGGGATCAACCGTTCTGGTTGATCCCTTTTTATTTAATTTTCGACCATTTGCTACTTATTATTATAGTAAATAAATCCAATTTTATCATGGTTTATATCAATGATGACACCATTTATGTACAGTTTCCTAAGCATGTTGAATCAGATGAGGAAACTTACAATCTAAAACTTATCAACAACACCACGAAACAGATCACTCGTTACACCAACCTAGAGGATGTATCTGAGTCTGAGGCACTCTATGAGTTTGAGATCGTCGTTGGACAGCTCGAAGAGGGAGAATATGCCTATCAGATCTATTCTATGAAGACTGATGAAGAGACCGAGACCACCTATGAGTACGTTTGGGAAGGCGGACTCTTGATTAACGGTGAATACGCTCGTGAAGTCTCTCAGTTCGAATCAGCAAATACAATAGTCCAGTTCAATGGCTAATGCTGAAAAGATGTACTTTAGTGTCATTCCTATGGAGACTAAGGAGATCCCTACTCCAAAGGAGACTAAAGGCGGTGGTAAGCGGTATGTCAGCTGGGGTGAGCAGAACAACTACCCAGAGTATCTCTGGGGTCTCTACACCCGCTCCTCATTGGAGCAATCCATCATCAACGGAATCTGTGATTTCGTGCATGGTGATGGTGTGACAGCCGTCGACCCCAATATCAGTTACACAAAGATCAACAAGGATGGAGAGACACTAGATGACGTGATCTCCAAGGTCCTCGTTGATTTCTCTATTTTCGGTGGATTCGCACTCAACATCATCTTCTCTCACGAGCATAAGATCGCTGAGATCTACTGGCTCGACATGAGAAAGGTGAGAGTTGATGAGTATGAGCGTAAGGCCTATGTAGCAGACAAATGGAAGTGGGGTGTCAAGCCCATCGAGTCTCCACTCTTCGATAAAGCATTGATCGAGGAGAGTTGGAAGACTGATAAACCCATCAACTCCTGTGTCTTCTATTATAAGGGCAAGCTCACACGCTCTATCTACCCTGTGCCTATGTACAGTGGTGCACTTCCCGCCATCGAGACCTCTTGCGAGATCGCTAACTTCCATCTAAGGAACATCCTTAACAACATGGAGCCTTCAGCGATCATCACATTCCAAAACGGCGTTCCTACACAAGAGGAGCAGAAGAAAATTGAAAGAAGGATCCAGGAGAAGTGGTCCGGTTCATCCAATGCAGGTAAGTTCATGCTGAACTTCTGTGATGATCCAGATCATGGAGTTAAGATCGAAAGACTCACTGAGGACAAGCAGGATGAGAAGTTCAAGACTCTCTCTCAAAGCACAATGAAGGAGATTTTTGTAGCCTTCAGAGCCACACCTGCATTGTTTGGTGTTAATCCAGAGAATAATGGATTCAGCAAGGAGGAGTTCCTCCAGGCCTTCGAGCTCTATAACAAGACCGTGATCACTCCCATGCAGAAAGAGATCATCCGCTGCTTCAACAAGATCTACGGTGTGGATAACGCATTCAATTTTATTCCCTTTGAACTATCACCAATTGAAAATATAGCAACAGAATAATATGGCAGAAGTATTGTTAATTAGTGAAAAGACTTTAAAATCAGAGAGTTATATTAATGATAATGTGGGATCCGAGATGATCCTGCCTGCCATTCTCAGTGCTCAGGACATGAAGCTGCAGCCACTCCTTGGTTGTTCGCTCTATGCTAAGATCAAATCATTAGTGCTTGCAGATGCTAATAACATCCCCGAGCCCTATCTGACTCTGTTGAAGACCTATATCAAACCCTTCCTTATCTATGCTGTGATGGCCGACATCCAGATCCCTCTAGCCTTTAAGATCAGAGCCAATGGAGCTGCAGTACAGGCTAACACCGACTATACTTACAACAGCGATAGGAAGGATGTTCAGATGATAGCTAACTACTATGAGGACAAGATGAATTTCTATGGATTTAGGCTTACAGATTACTTGAAGCAAAATCGCGCGAATTTCCCTGAATTTTGCGACAATAATTGTGGATGCAATAGTGATCTACGGCAAGACTTCAATAGTGGTTTATTTCTAGGTTAAACGCGCAATAAATTGAAGTTAAAACATGAATACTAGACAACTCATAGACTACATTCATTCAGTCGTTGATTCCATCGAGATTGTACACTCTTTTTCCGACACGGATCCATACACTTTTTGGAACTCCCAAGAGGTGAAGTATGGCTCAGTGGTCTTTGCTGTGAAAGGGTATACCATCCTCAATGGAGTGACTCGCTACCAGTGTGTCCTTTACTATGGTGATCGTCTGCTCGAGGATGAGAGCAACGTCAATGATCTCTATACCGATACTCAGATGGTCATCAATCACATTCTTAAGAACATCGATTTTTCAGATGGTACACTTCAAGTGACCACCAACACTCCTTCAGTGACTTTCTTCACACAGGGCTTCCTCGATAAGCTCGCAGGAGGATACTGTAACTTCTCTATCGATACCGATGATAGTCTGGGAGCATGTGGTTACAACGAAGGCAAAATAATTAATCCCGATTAATATGGCAATAACAAAAACAATAAGGGTAAAAGATCATAAGATCGTCAAGTATGATGTCTCTGCGGATAACTACTATCCTGCTGAGGGACAGTACGAGATGAATGGACAAGACCACACAGTGTATGTGGATCTGATTCCCATGGGTGGTGATCTAACCTTCACCATTCAGTGCGTACAGGAGAATGCCACTATCTTGATCAACGGCCAGGAGATGAGTTCGATCTCACTACCAGGTGGGTCGAGTCTTAGTTGGGAGTGTTCCTGTGAAGGGTATGATACTCAGCGTGGTACGATAGTAAATCTATCTCCTAGTTCTCCTGGTGTGGCCAGTCCATTGATCATCGATCTATCTCAGACCCAGCTGACATTCAGCATTGTGGCTATCCCTGCTGACAGTACAATCACCATCAACGGGCAGACTCTGTCTCAGATCACGCTGCCAATCGGTAGTCGAATCGATTGGACTGTAGCATGCGAAGGCTGGAACAGCCAGACTGGTTTCGTTGAGTCTCTTGGAGCTGACTCTCCTGGTGTGGCTGCTCCATTGGTGGTTGACCTCACCAGACAGGAGTATTCACTCACTGTCACTGCTCAGCCTAACACTGCTTCAGTCACACTGCTTTACAATGGTGTTCCAGATACTAAGACTGGTACCAACACCATCACAGTACCTGCTAACTCAGTGGTACATGTAGTAGCTGCACAGGAAGGCTATACGACCTACGAACAGGATATCACTGTAGATACACCCAACAAAGCAGTTCCTGTTGTGTTGGTTCCTGCTTATTTCGTATTTAGAGTCAATGCTACACCCGCCAATGCTTATATCGTTATCTCTGACTCTCAGGGATCAGTAGATGGTACGGGTACTTGCGTGAAGAACGTAGCTCCTAACGCTCGAGTAAGATATGTTGTAAGCGCAGATACATACCAGACAGTAGATCAGGAGGTCACTGTGACTAGTTCCATGACCATCCCTGTCAATCTGACCCAGAGAATGGTTACAGTGAATGTGGTTTGTGATTATCCTTCTGGTGCTCTGGTGAAGATCGAAGATGAGCTGGGTAATAAGGTGGAGATGACTGGTGAAGCATCGATGAATGTCCCTGCAGGCAGTTATATCACATATACTGTAAGCAAGTCTGGCTACGGGACCAAGAGTCAGCGCGTCCAGATCAATAACAGCAAGGTTATTCCTGTATATCTCGATGCTACTACAGCCTCTCTCACAGTGAATGGTTCGCCTCATGGTGCAACAGTGGTGATAACTGGTGATGGTAGGAGAGTGGAAAATGAAAATACTGCTACTATAACGGTTCCCAAGAATACAGTTTGCACGTACACCGTCTCTCTCGCTGGCTACACGAGCATCTCGGATGTCGTGACCGTCCGCGAAAATATGGTGGTTCCTGTAAATCTCGGACAGAATAACGTTACATTGACTGTGATCAGCTATGTGGCTTCTGCTAATGTGACCCTCAGCTGGGCTGGTGGTACCTCCACTCTAAGAGGACAGAACAGCGTTTCTGTTCCTGTAGGTAGTGTAGTGACCTATACAGTTGCTGCAGAAAAATACCAGCCTGAGTCTCAACCAGTTACAGTCAACGGTACACAGGATATCACTGTTTACCTCAAACCACTATATGATATTGAAGTTACTTCTCAGTATCCTGTGTTTGGTGATGTGACTATCTGGGTGAATGGATTGGCTGATGTGAAGAATCACTATAACAGTGTCAGAGTGGTGAAAGACACTGATGTGATGTGGAGTGTAGACGCAAATGGCTTTGTCTCACAATCCGACCGCTTCCTAGCATCACAGGATTTGGATCTGAAGATTGATCTGACTCAGGAACAGCTGAAGTATAATTTCACAGTTAATACTTCCAATCAGAACACAGTCGTTATCAATGGTGAAGCTGCACGTACAATAAGCGTGAGACCCGGTACCCGATGCAACTATGAGGTCTCTCGAATTGGCTTTAACACCTATACTGGATATTACGATATGGGTGCAGCTGACTATACCACACCTCTGATCACCTTGGATCCTGTTGTGGAGTATTGCACACTCAATGTGACCACTACACCAGCTTCTGCTAAGTGTTGGTTGAATGGTCAGGAGACTAAGACTATCATCGTTGAGAAGAACAGCTCCGTCCATTATAAGGTCGAGAAGGTCGGCTGGGTTACCGAAGAGGACGATGTAAATGTTACCCAGGATCCCCAGTCATTGGTAGTGAATCTGCGCGAATCTGGTATGGATCCTCTGCTCACTGTGGTGGCTACTCCAAGCACTGCTAGTGTGACTATCATCAACGGTGAAACCAGAGATACTAAGACTGGATCTAACTCGATGCAGGTTCCCTATGGTACATCACTGAGCTATCTCGTTACATGTTTGGGCTATCTGGATAAGGGAGAAAGCAATATTGTAATGACAGAGAGCATCACCAGGCATGTTGATCTGGAACAGGCATCACCTACCACATGTGTGATCACTCTGGTTCCTTCATCTCCTGCTAATGCAACCTGTTATATCAACGGTATACAGACTAGACAGGCAACTGTTCCTATCGGATCCACAGTTCAGTGGAGAGCGACTCATCCTGACTTCGTGGAAGGCACGGGTAGTTTCACTGCCACTGGTGATACGACTGTTCCTATCCAGCTGACCAGGCTCTATACTATCACAGTGACTGCTACTCCTCGAGATAGCTATGTCTCTCTGTGGAGAAATGGTGCTATTCAGAGCATTCAGGAAGGATATAACACCCTCAGAGCTCCTGCAGGATCCACTATACGTATGGATGTAGAGAGGGATGGTTATAATCCTTGGTCTGAGACTATTGTTTCTCTCTCTGAGAATGTAACTAGGGATATTGAACTCAACCCGATGCAGGTCAAATACCGCTTTACTGTTGCACCCACACCTTCAGATGCCACTGTATACATCGGTGGTTTTGAATCATCTACAAAATATGTGGATGTTCATCCTGGAACGGTGGTGAATTTTGCCGTGCAAAAAACTGGATATAACTCAGTTGAAGGTCAGTACTATATGCAGGATTTCAATCATACTGAATATGTCACATTGACTGAAGCAGTAGGACCTTCTTGCACACTGACTGTTGTTCCTATTCCTTCGAGCGCTAAGGTGTATATCAATGGTATTTTGAAGGATGTAGGAATGAGATATGTTGAAGTTCCTCAGGGTACGACCGTGCATATCACAATCGTGAAAATTGGCTTCGAGACCTATGATGAGGATTATGTAGTGACTCAGACCGAAACACTAACGATTCCACTTAATGAAGAAATTCCAATAACGTAAAAATAATAATTGATAAATGATATCAAAAAGCATTTTACTTGATGAGGGAGAGACCGTGCAATACACGGTCTCAGCCCCCGATTATATCAGCCAGCAGGGCGAGTATACGATGGAAACCCAGGATCATGTGGAGATCATTGTATTGCGCTCTGGTGTAGATGAATTCATCGTAACCATCGTGACTGATAGCAATAATCGTGTCGTTATCAATGGAGTAGAGAGAACTACTGCAACATTTCCTGGCAATACGCTCGTTACATACAGCGTCTCTCGTTCGGGTTACACCACAGTCAGTGATCAGTTTTATCTCAATTCTGATAGGACCATCCCTGTGACCCTGAATCCAGAATATGTAGTATTCTCTATCGATACTTCTTTGGATAACGATGTAATTATTAATGGTGTATCTCAGCGTACTGCTAGTGTTCCGTACAATAGCACAGTCACTTACACAGTCTCTCGTGATCACTATCAGCCCATAAGTGATTCAGTTACTGTCACCCAGGATACCACCGTTCCCGTGACGCTGACTCCTGATCAGTACACCTTTGCTATCGAGACGAGCTCCCTGAACACTGTGACCATCAACGGTCAAAATGTCAGGTCGATCACGGTTCCGTACAATACATTAATTGAATGGGAGGTTACCAGAACTGGGTATAACTCCGCTAGCGGATCTACGAACCTCGTACAGAACACCACTGTTCCTGTAACGCTCGTTAGAGAGTATTGCACACTCACTATTCTCACCAGTCTGGATAATTACACTATCATGGATGGTGAATTTACAACTGTAGTTACAGGTGAAGCAGGTGATCAAATATCATGGAAAGTTTCTAGACCTGGCTATGTGACACAGGAAGGAACCCACACCCTAGTTGATGAAGACACACTCAACATCAATCTCGTTGCAGACTCTGGTCCTAACTATCTGAGATTTGATATGCTTGAGGATGGCGAAATCAACTGGAAAGGTTGGATCGGTTATGGAGATCCATACACTCCTAAGACCATTGAATATTCAAAGAATGGTGGTGCTTGGACCTCTATCACCCCTACTGCTCCTGATTATGAAGCAACAATCAGTGTGAATCTTGGTGATACGGTTAAATTCCGTGGTAATAACGCTTCGTATAGCCAGTGGGGATCAGCTGATGATATAGAGGGATACACTAGTTTTGAAGGGACTGAGACACGATTTAATGTCTCTGGAAATGTCATGTCTCTGATTAATGGATCTGACTTCTCTAACCTCACTACTCTGACAGCTACTGGTGCGTTAGGTTATCTATTCAGTAATACCTATGTTGAGAATGCTTCACAGTTGCAGATGCCCGCTACTACCATCACTCCTCGATGCTATTATCAGACATTCTATAACTCCACTGTGGCAATGGCTCCTGCACTTCCTGCATTGAATCTTCAGCGAAGATGCTATTACGGAATGTTTACAAACTGCGAGAGTCTCTATCAGTCTCCGGATCTACCTGCATTGACACTTCCGGAGGAATGCTATAGAATGATGTTCTATGGATGTACTCATCTCATGTATGTCAAGTGTTTAGCTACTGGTACTGACACAACTGGTGTCTATCCAGATCTCAACTGGGCAACTAAAAACTGGTTGAACTCTGTTAACGCTGGTGGTATTTTCGTACTCAACCAAGCTGCTACTGGTTGGCAGACTGGTGTAGATGGTATTCCTCAACACTGGCTTACCAGAGAGGAAGATACAGGTTACTACACCTTCTCTATCAGTGCGGATCATTCCTCTTCCACTGGTGTTGATTCTAGTCTCGATACGGCTACAATCACAATCAATGGAGTTCAGCGGAAATATGTCACGGCTTTGGAAGGAAGCACGATTAGCTATAGTGTGGTGAAAAGCGGGTTCCCCACAGTTTCTGATACATATACGTTAAATCAGAACCATAATGAGGATATCCAGATGATTCACTACACTCTGACTATCAATCCAACTCCTTCAGATGCTGTTGTTACAATGACCTATGGTGGTCAGACTTATACTACTAACTCTGCTGCCGTCGATCCAGGTACCTCTATCCATTGGGAATGTACCAAGAGCGGCTATCAGTCTGCTAGTGGGGACGAGGTTATGAATGCAGATATCACGAGAACTCCTACTCTGACTCAGATGCATACAGTAACTATTCAGCCTGTTCCAGCTGCAGCTTCCGATGCAACAGTTCAGATCACGGTTGGTGGTCAGACCTATACTCAAAACTACTGGACCGATGTCCCCGGTACGACTTTCTCATATACTGTGACAAAAAATCCTTATCCATCTGTAACTGGTACATATACAATTGGTTACACCGATGAGACGGTACAGGTTCCTGTACAGGTGGATGTGACATTCTCTATTTCAACAGATGCCAATAATTCAGTTGAAATAGATGGAGTATTGCAAAGGAGCAAGCAATGTGCAGTAGGTCAAACTGTAAACTATCACGTTTATAGGAGAGGATTCTTCCCTGTTTATGGTTCAACAGTGGTTCATGCGGATACCACTCTACCAATTACACTTACTGAAAATACCGCAACCACTAGTGATTACTTCACTATTCAGGCAACAGAATATGGTACACCTTATCCAACAGATGACTTTAGTATTGTATTTGGATATGCTCCTTCAACTGGGACACGAGGTACCCCTAGAACAATCGAATATTCAAAGAATGATGGCGCTTGGACATCTATCACTCCCGCAACTCCAACTGACAGTACTCCAACTTATGTATCAATAAGTGTTAAAAGAGGAGATATCATTAGATTCCGCGGAGATAATGCTTCCTATGCCGATCAGGATCTGTCCGGATCGTGGAATAACTATAGTTATTTCAGCGGTAATATTGAACATTATGCAACAGGTAATATAATGTCATTGATTAACTCAACCAATTTCGCCAATTTAACAACACTATCTGCTGCATATACATTTGCTAGTTTATTCTATCAGGATACGTATTTGTCTGTTGCAACTAGCCTATTGTTACCAGCAACCAGTCTCCAAAATTATAGCTACCGCAGAATGTTTGCTGGAGCTACAATGTTAGGAGGTGGTCCAATAAACTTACCCGCCACTAGTGTACCTCTCGGGGCATATGCGCATATGTATGACGGAGATACATCGTTGAATTATGGTTCAAATATGAGTGCAACAAGCATCGGGGGTTATGGATGTAGCTACATGTATAATCAATGTCCATTAAGATGGAGAGTGTGTGATTTAACAAACATTACCTCAGTAGGAGAATATGCGATGGAGTGTATGTTTAAAAATGCAGATATGAATATTCAGAATTTGGGTACTCTAAGTTCAACTCAACTCAGTAGCCATTGTTACGACGGAATGTTCTCATATAACGAGCGTCTGCAGAATACTATGCCATTTGCGTCAAATATCACATCTCTCGGAAGTGCATGTTGCGCAAACATGTATTCACATTGTATCATCACACCCGATCAAATCAGATTCCCTAATTGTTCAGTTGCTGCTTCCAGTTGTTTCATGGGAATGTATTCAGATAACCCCGCTATTACAAATCTCAATTATGTAACAATTCCGACCACTACATTGTCCAACAGCTGTTTCGAGAGACTTTTTGCAAATTGTGTAAATCTGACTACAATCCCTTCAGGCTTATTGGATAACATGACGTTGGCCCCTTCAGCCTTCCAGGAAATGTTTAGAGGAGATACCGGATTAACCAGTGTTCCTACCAATTTGCTCCCCTATACAAGTCTAGCGACCTCCGTATACTCCGGCATGTTTAGAGATTGTACTTCACTGCAGCGCGGACCAGATCTACCTGCTACTACGGCAAGTATATCATGTTACGCAAGTTTATTCTATGGTTGTACGAGTCTCAACCACATCAAATGTATGTTGGCTAGTCCTGCATCATACTACACAAATAACTGGGTATATGATGTTCAGACAACAGCAGGTACATTTGAGAAGAATCCTAGTGCAACATGGAGTAACGGTAATAATGCTGTGCCATGGAACTGGACAATTCAGGATGCATCTTAATATTTTACATTATTCTACAATTAAAAAAGGAGGGATCCAAACAATCCCTCCTTTCAAAAATAAAAATTATTACGTAATAAATGTTTGATAGTATTTACAGTATAGCGCTGGATATACTTGATAAGGTTCACGGCCAGGTCAGACAGTTTGACTCAAGCTATTCCATAGCCTTAGCCATCCTGGATCAGATCGGAGGTGACACCACAAAGAAGTTTGACAGTGTCTATTCTATTCTAAAAGAGATTTACAAACAACGCTTTGGAACAGAGGTGACTAACATGGACAGCGCCTATTCCATCGCGGAAGCCATCAACCACGCTCTTGATGACACCGACAACAGGCGTTATGACTCTACCTACAGCATCCTTCTCCATGTCGATGAGAACCCTGCTCTGCTAGGTAAGAGATTCAGAATCATCACTGATCCTGCTAACACTGTGATAATCAACGGTAGACATACAAGAGAGGACTATTTCGAAGAGGGAGATGAGGTGACCTGGAGCGTCAGCAATGCGCGCGATCACTACATCGAACAGTCAGGTACTTACACGATGGGTGATGAGGAT